TATTAGAGTATTGTGAGAATGAATCACAGATAAAAAAAGTAGAAGCAGTTTGTTCAGAAGGTTCTTTTAACAAAGCTGCTATTAAATTAGGTTTAGCTAAATCTACTGTACATGAAAGTATTAAACATCTTATATACAAAGCATCTAAACAAGGAGCATCACCTCAACACGATATGACTCACTCTGTTCCAGATGGGTTTAGTGTTAAAGGTGTGTCTAGTTATTATAATGCTAGGGGTGAATTAACTGGACAATGGGTTAAATCTCATTCAGATAGTGAAAGAAGAACTGAGTTACTTGCTGAAAGATTAGAGTCATTTGAATGGACTCCTGCACCAGAGATAAAAAGATACCCTAGAGAAGTTAATGAAGAACTATGTACTTTGTTAACTTTAACTGATTTTCATTTAGGTTCATATTGTTATTCAGTTGAAACAGATGATGACTGGGATATGAATATTGCTGAAGATGAATACATTAAAGCAATAAATGAAATGTGTGAAGGTTCACCTAATTCTAAGTTAGGAATACTTAACTTACAAGGTGACTTTTTGCATTGGGACGGATTAGATGCAGTAACACCAACTGCTAAACATATACTAGATGCTGATACTAGATTTAGTAAATTAATTGATGTTTCTTTAGACATTATTATGCATTCAATAGAAATAATGCTAAAGAAATTTGATGATGTAAAAGTAATTGTTTGTGAAGGAAACCATGATATTGTTGGTTCTATGTGGATTAGAAAAGCAATAAAGAAAATATTTGCTAATAATCCTAGAGTTGAGATAGATGATACTGATTTTCCATTTTATGCTCATTTACACGGAGAAATAATGCTAGGTTTTCATCACGGACATAAAGCAAAGAGTAATAAACTACCAGAAATATTTGCTTCAGAGCCTAGATATAGAAGTATGTGGGGTAACTCTAAGTATTGTTATATACATACTGGACATTATCATCACGCAGAACAACAAATGTCTGAATGTGGTGGAGCTATTGTAGAAAGACATCCTACATTAACTGGTAGGGACTCTTATGCTACAAGATTAGGCTTATTTGGTTGGAGAGCTGCTCACGCAATCACTTATCATAAGACTAGTGGAGAGCATAGAAGAGTAACTGTTACACCAAAAATTAAAATAAATGGTTGATTTTTCCATTATAATGTGCTAAACGGAGAATCGTATGAATTTTAGAGAACTATTAAATGAAGTTTTAACTAGGCTTAGAGAGCCTACTATATCTAGTGATTGGTCTGGTGATTACAAAGATAGTAATGCTTTATCAGACTATCAAAAAGTAATTGGTTCTTTAATTAATGATTCAAAAAAATATGTTGAATCTAAACACGATTGGAATCCTCTTAGACAAACATATAATTTAACTTTAGTTGCTGATACTCAACAATATTTATTAGGTGATGATACAGATGGTGTTGGTTTAAGTTTTAAAGTATTAGACATAATTAATAAAACTACTGGAACTACATTAAGTCAAGTAACTAATGATTGGTTAAATAAACAAATGTTTCCTACATCTTCAGTTATTTATGGAGAACCTTTACATTATGCTTTAAATGGTAGCGGTCAGGCTAATGCTTCAAGAGAGCCTGATGCTTTAATTGATTTATACCCTGTACCTAATGCTAGTTATGCTGGTCAAATACTAGGTATTAATGTTGTTAAACAACAAGATGCTTTAAGTCTTGCTTCAGATATTATTAAGGTTCCTTATCAACCAGTTATATTAGGTGCTTGGGCTAGAGCTATTTCAGAAAGAGGTGAAGATGGTGGCACTCAAACTTCTGTTATTGCAGCAGAAGCTATTGATGCTTTAAATTCAGCTATTCAATTAGATGCTGGTAATTTTGAATACGAAAGAGATTGGTTTGTATCACAAAGGTATTATGGCTAAAGAGTTAACATATAAACCTTTAGACAATGTTGGTATTAATGGACTTAATACACAAGATAACTCTGCTTTATTAGAACCTGCTTGGTTAACTAAAGCAGAAAACATTGTATTGCAAGAAGGTGGTCAGATTGCATTTCGTAAAGGTCTAAAACAAAAAGTATTAGCAACTTCTGGAAAAGTTAAAGGAATTGTTGAGTCAGAAGAAAAAGATAAGATATTTGCAGCTGTTGAAGATGATGATGGCAATGCTTATATGTATGAAGTTAACTTTAATGACCCTGATTCTCCTTGGACTAATCAATTTGATACTACTGCAGCAACAGCAGACTGGCAATTACTTGAATGGAATGGTGATATTTGGGGATTTCAAGATGGAGTTGACCCAATAACTTATGATTCATCTGCAAGTTCTTGGTCTTTGCAAAGAAGTATTACAGGATTTCAAGAACCATCTATTTTAACAGGGCCTACAGCATTTAAACCAACTTGTGCTATGGGTTACTACGGTAGAATGTTTGTAGGAGGAATACCAGAAAGACCTTCTACTCTTTTTTATTCTGACTTATTAATTGGTAAAGATTTTCAAGCATCAGGTGCTGGTAATATTGACTTAGATAAAGTATGGGGTAATGACATTATTGTAGGTATAGCTCCCTTTTATGGTAAGTTAGTTATATTTGGTAGAAGTAACATTGCTATTTACTCTAACCCATCAAGCCCAGCTAGTGCTACATTAGATGAAGTTATTGAAGGTATTGGTCTTGCAGATAGAGATTCTATACAAGCTATTGGTGATGATTTATTATTCTTATCTCCTACAGGTGTAAGGTCTTTAGCTAGAACCACAGAAAAAGATAATGTACCTTTACAAGATTACTCTAGAAACATTAAAGATAGTTTAATAAGACTTATTGATATTAATACAAAGATTAAAAGTTGTTATAACGAAGATGAAGGTCTTTATTTATTATCTTTTATTCAATCAAAAGTTACTTATGCTTTTGATATGAAACATAGAACTCCTAATGGTTCTCCGAGAGTTACTTTGTTTAAATTTAGCACAGATAGAGATATATTATCTATGGCTTTTACTCATAATCAAGGTTTTTTAGTTGGACAAACTGCTGGTTCTATATGTTCATACGAAGGATATTACGATAAAGAGTATGTAAGTGGTGGAACTTGGACAAATTATTCTTATTCTGGTAAATTTGCTACTATTTGGGTAGATTTAGGACAATCTACATTAGCATCTATATTAAAGAAACTAGCTTTTATTGTTTCTGGTGGTCAAGGTACTAGTGTTGGTTTAAAGTGGTACATAGATTACAATGAAAATCAACCACACACAATGTCTTTTACATTAAATCCTACTGCATCTGGTTTAGCGTATTACTGGAATAATAGTGAATCATTATATGGAACGGCTAAATATGCACCATACTACAATCTTAAGGAATACAATGTATCCTTAACAGGTAGAGCAAAATTTATTAAATTAGAAATGTCTGCATTAACATCTGGTTACTCAGCAGCATTACAAGATATGACATTATTATATAAACAAGGAAAGATACGATGAGTGATTACACAGTACAAATAGATTGGTCTGGAAAAGACTCATTACCAGACTCAAGTGCAGATAAGATTATTTCAGGTGCTGATTTTCAGACAGAATTTGACGCTATTGAACTAGCTAGTGCAACAAAAGCAAACTTAAATGGTAGTGCAACTGAATCATTTAGTGCGGCAACTCCAGGAGCATCATCAGATACAACAGATGTAGCAACAACAGCTTGGGTAAATGACTATGCTGCAAGAGTAGTATATCCAGTAGGTTCAATTTATTTAAACGCTACAGATAGCACAAACCCTGCCACATTATTTGGTTTTGGTACTTGGGTTGCTATTGGTGCAGGTCGTATGCTAGTAGGCATAGATACTGGCGATACAGATTTTGATACTGCTGGAGAAACTGGTGGTAGTAAGACACATACATTGACAATCGATGAGATGCCAGCTCACACCCATACATATCAAAGTCCAGATATTAATTCTATTTCTGATGACTGGGTTGAGAGAAGTGCTTATCAGGTTGATAATACTTATACAACTACTAATACATCCTCTACTGGTGGCGGTAATGCACATAGTATTCTTAACCCATACCTTGTTGTATATATGTGGAAGAGAACTGCTTAATGATATATTCGGCAGCAACTC